GTCATTGTTTTATCTTATACCCTGAGTATGGATAGAAATCTCTTATAATTCTTTTAACTCTTTCAACTTTATTATCTCTAATTAATTTCTGAATAATATTTCTAGCGTGATCAGGTTTAGATAAGTTCATTTTCTCTGCTAATTGTAAAGCATTTATTACACCAGCATTTTTTATTATCTGATACGCTTGTGCTTTCTGATTGTTTAATTTGTCTGTTGCTTGATAAACTTTAAACTCTGGCAACCTACCTACTTGACCCATAGCAATAGCTGATTCTTTTAGTAGCTTACCATATAATATTTCTTGTTCGACTGATATTTTAAATTGTTGTTGTGTTGCTTTCATTATCTTTCTCCATTAGTTTTTCAAATTCTTCGCCACTTAGTATTACAAGTGTCTGTGGTTTGCCAGTTTTTCTTTTGTAGAATGCTATGTCTCTTCCTGTTAGCACTGTGAATGGGCTAGGGAAACTGGACTTATCCCTGTACTTTACTTCTCCCACCAGTTTTCTTCCGTTGATGTTGAGGTGGATGTCACCTGAGTATTCTCCTCCGAGTGCACCGCTGAGCGGTACTCTCTTGGCTTCGATGCCAATTTTTGTGAGCCATTTGACGAACCAGTTTTCGTGGTAAGTTCCTTTGAGTTTATTTTTGTTTGCCATGTATCCCTCTGATAGCAGTCTAAACATATAATGTAATGTCTTACTGGTTCTATGTTAGCTAGTATTGCTACAAATAAATCTGAATCAACATTACAAGCTTCACATATTGCTGACTCTTGCCTTAGTTTCTTTGAAGTTGATCGTGATCTCACAGCCAAGAGCGTCTAACCAACAAGTAAACAAGAACCCTGATGGCACTCGTTTGTGTTGTTCCCATTTATGTATAAGTGATGAAGCACACCCAATTCTATCTGCAAGTTCTTCTTGTGATATACCAAGTGTGCTTCGATGATCAACCATCTGCTCGATAAGTTTTTCATACGACCCTGTAACATAAGTCTCATCTTTATAATTCGGAAACCTTTTTATCTTTGATCTCACTTGCCAATGCTAGGTATCCTATAGCATCTACGATAGAGTCTTCTTTGTACCCACCGCTTGATATCCTAGCTAGTTTCATTTGTGCTAACATAATAGGTACTTGCCACGTTTGTACAGTATGATCAAGTACCTCTGACCAAGCTCTTGCAATCATTAGCATATTAATATGAGGATCTCCGTACTGATTGTTTCTATCTTGACTAATTAATTGGTTGGCTTCGTGTAATACTTTGTCTCTGCGTGTCATAAATATTGGCTCAGCTTTCATTGTTATCTTCCTCTTCTTTAAAATAAACTCTTTCTTCTTCGTCTATTAATTTTTCTTCTAATAAAATTAGTAAAGCTAGTAACTCATCTCCTCTGTTTCTAACTCCTGTTCTATTTTTTTCTACTGCGTCTAGCTGTATAATACTAGCTACTCGTTTAAGCCTGTCAATTACTTGTTGAGAAGAAGTCATTTATATTCCTCCAAAGTAAAGAAGTCTAAGAAACTTTCAGTGATAGTACGTTCTTTAGGTTTTGGTTTTTCTTTTGGTTCTAAAGTATAGAGTACATAATTTAATTCATTCTTAGTTAATCTTAGATACTTAGCTATATCTTTGTTAGGTATCTCACCACTAAATGCTAAGAAGTGTGCTTCTTTAACTAAACTATCTGGGTATTTTTTTTCCATTGTTTCCTCCGTTTGGTGTGTGGGTAATTAAGTAGCTACTTAAAAACCCACAGCTTGTGGTCTATTTAATCCGATTAATTAACACACGACAATTAGAATGGTATCTCATCGTCTAGTTGATTAACATTTGGTAGTGGTGCAACTCCTCGTTTCTCTTCAACACTAAGAGACAACCATTTCTTACCATCCTTTTCTTTAGTCCAACCTGATACACGCATATCTTTATTGGTAGCGTAATCATCTATGTTGCCACTGAAGTCTGGTCTGTTCTCGTTGTCACCTTTATCATTGGTAAACATAGCACCAACCTTTTGATACAGTTTCATTATCTTTTGACCAGCTTGTGTTGTATCACTCACAACAATAACATCTCTGTCATTACCTTCTAAGTTTATCTTACCTTGAAGTACCATCTTTGTTGTGTCTCTTGGTGAGAATACTGCACCTCTGTTTGTGTTATCATATTCAGCCATTGGTTGCTCTTTCTCTTTCTTCTCTCCATTCAATAAGAATACTCTCAGGCCAAGCAATACTGCGCTGACCAATCTTAATAGGTTTAGGAAAGGTGCCTTTATAAATAGCGGCATATATACTGGATCGAGATAAGCCAGTTAGTTCCATTACTTTTGGTAATCTGTGCATTGGTTCAAGTGTCATTTAATTTTCCTTTTGTTGTTGTGTTAAAAACATTTGTCTTAGTGCAGCTCGAATTATCATACCTTTAGATTCTCCAATTGAATCTGCGTGTATTTGTACTGCATCAAGCATTGCTTGCGGTAGAGATAGATTAATTGCTACCATTTTTTTATTATCTGATTGAGGTCTACCAACCTGTGTCATTACCTTTTCCTTTCTGATCTTGTGCATATTTGTTTCCATCCATCTCACCTAAGAATACATCTGCATTAAATCCTAAGTGTGATAGTGCTTTAGTTAGGCCATCAGTGATAGCCATCTTTGGTGCATCTTCTGCAAGTCTGCCCTTGCCAGCATCAAAAAATTTACGACAACCATTAAATGGGCCGAATATATTTTTCTCATCTGCGTGTGTCCATACTGATACACCTGACACCACAGCTACATCACCATTATTAAAGTGAATGTATTCTGTTGTTGAGTTCCAACCCCAACCTACACCTACTGCTCCAAACTGTTCGGTAATACTTCTTACCTGATACTGCGGATCAATAGCTGTAAACTTACGCGCCCCAAAACCTACTGGTTTAATATACTTAGGGTCAGTCTTGCTTACCTTATTCCATAACTCCATGTGTTTATTCATAGTCCTTCTCCTCTGTTTATGTCTGGCTCTTCATCTCTTTCAATGTATCCCCAGAACTCTTTGATCATATCTAATACTGTTGCGGTATAACTTTCATCGTATGGTATCTTAGTCCAATCCCATTTAAGATTGCCAAAGATAACAGAGAGATAACAATTATCTGCTTCTGCTAACCACATATACAATTGCATTTGTGCTTGATAATACTCTGATACTTTCTTCATATTATTAAAAGCATTAGTATGTTTAGCTTCAATAATATTACAACTAGTATCTAATGTGCTTAGTAAAACCTCACCATCAATCGTTCCTTTAATCTTAACACCATCTAAATCTTTTTTAAGTTCTAGTTGTTTGTTAGTAATTAAATGATCTTCTTCACGCTCAAACCAAGAGAGGTTTAAATCCTCTGTAAGTATGCCAATCTGTACTGGTAGTACATGATCTAAATTGTCTGGTTCAATGCGCCCTGTTTTAATCTTCCATAATTCTAGCCACTCTCCACGCATAATCTTAACTGCATCAGAGCCACCAATAAAACCTTTTCTATTCATAATATCCTCCATATTATATATTATTATTACATAGTATAAGCAGTTGCAAGGGTTGTCATACGTTAATTAATCGTCTTTATTGGCGTATATTTAGTTCCAAAACAAGGGGGGTTATGGAACCCTTTTAACTTGGTACTGTTGCATTACTTCTTGTGCTATTCTTCTACGCTCTTCGAGGTTAGGTATATCTTTCTTAATCTCTGGTTCTTTTGGTACTACCTTAACTCTTGGCCTAGTTTTAATTATCATCTGTCGAATGAGTCCTTCGTTTGGTGTAGTCCTTGGGCTGTCAATGATATACTGTGCTATTGCTTTTGTTATTTCTTCTTTATTGTATCCTTGCAACGCATCACACCATGAGTTCATGTATGCTTTGTAAACCTCTGGTTGCATATTAGTTACAAAGAATTTGTGTCTCATTACTGCAACTTGTACTGCTATCCAGTTCCGGTGTTCTTTTAATTCATCTTGTTCCATATTAAATCCACTTGTCTTGGTGTGTTTTGCTTGTATATTGCAGAGAGATGTAAGTTAACAATGCGTTTCTCCCTGTTCGTAGATTGTGACCCCTGCTTAGTTCCTCCATTCTAAGCAGGGCTTTCGCTTAATGTTCACGCTTTTGTATATTCAGCAACGCGTTTACCATTACCCACGTCAATCATTTCTTTTATAAAAACATAGCCACTTTTTCTTAGATCATGCATGCGTGATGCTAATCTTAAGCAACCATATAATTGCAACGCTTCAAATGCAGTGATCGAATTGCCTTCATCAAGATGTTTTCTTATTTGTTTTGTCTGTGAATCTGTCATTGTGTTATTTCCTCCACTGTTGCATCTGATCCCAGATGTTCAAGTATTCTTTCATCTGAGCCTACTGTTATTAGTGCTTCCCAACTGTTAATAGCTTCTACTTCTTCTTCGTATGTAAACGTTACTTTATATTTCTTCATTAAATCTGTCATTGTGTTCCCTTTCTAAATGTTCTGCTATTTTCTTGATTGCTTTTTTAAGTTCTAGTGTTGGTGCATCTATTATTATTATTTTCATTATACCCTCATACTACATTCATCAAAATCTGTGCCTAGTTCTTGTCTCCACTCCCAGTAGTCATCTATTGCCATCTCTTCTAAGCAAGCAACAGCGTGTACCATTGCTCTTTCATCGAACACATTAACAGCCTTTTTAGTTTCGTCTATTGCATGCGCTCCAAATGATATCATAGTAAACTCTGGGTCTTCTTCTACTTCTCTGTAATGGTAGTTCATACGTCCGTCATCATCCAATCGAAACATGGCTTCGTATGCTGTGTTATCTTTGTTAAAGTATGCAGAGAATGTCTTGTCTTGTGTGCGTACAGGATCAGGTGACCCTGTTAGCACTTGGTTTAGTTTCTCTAATCCTTCCATCATTAGTTCCTCCATGTTACTCATTGTACAATCCTTCTTTTTCTGCTTTTGCTTCCCAGTTTTTCAATGCTCTTTTCTTAAACTTGTCAGCGTCAAAGTTAGGGTTAGTTTTTCTCAGTGCATCAGCCATAGTTTCCACATCGTTAGCCCACCCCAGCAAAGGGGCGAACTCGTCCGCTATAAATTCGAAGTGTTGTCTTGTTAGTTTCATATGCAAATTCCCTCTTTCAATACATCTAATGCATGTGCATAAGCTTCTTTTTCAGTCTTTATTCCGAAGCAAGTAAAGCAATGATAATCTGTCCAATCTCCGTGTGTAAGTCCTTTTAAAGTTAATGCCCACGGCCTTGACTGTAGATTAAAGGTTGCGGATTCATTCCATGTAATCCTTATGTTACCTTCTCTGCTGTCTTCTATTTCCCAATGTTTCATTTGATTTCCTCCATTTGCTTTTTAAATTGTTCGTAAACTTTTAACTTGTTTCCCTTTAATCCAAATTGCTTTTTAACAATAGCATAACAGCTTTTACCTCTTGATAGTTTCATTCTATGCAAAGCCTCAAGCTTCAAACCTGCAAGCAATGTCTTATTCCTAAAGTTTAATATATTGTCTGTACCTGTTATAATCATTTGATAACCTCCATGTTGTACCACCTATTATGCATATATTAAAGGTGGTGGCAAGCATTAGTTTAGTTTCATAGAATCAACAAGTAAAATTCTATTTGTCCGAACTTAGAGAAAGGGTGTTGACAAGCCTTTTCTGAGCGTTCTATGAATGGGGGGGATTATAGGGGGGGACTTAGAGAGCAACAATAACTTAACTTAGATATACTTATAATAATTATTGTAGCTAAGATAAACAAAGCAACAAAGAGCAAAAAATGAATAGAAAACTAACACCGAAACAAGAAGCATTAGTCAACACCATCGTAGCAACAGGTTGCTCTATTACTCATGGCGCAAAGGTTGCAGGATACGCCAAGGGTGAAAGCGGTAGAGTGACTGCTAGCAAGGCTTTGAAGCTACCACATGTACAAGAATATATGATGAGACAGATACAGGAAACAATTGGTATCAATGCTACGAAAGCTGTACAACAGGTTGCCAAGCTAGCAACAGGGGCAAAGAGTGAGTATGTTCAGCTAGAAGCTAGTAAGGATATACTAGACAGAGCTGGATATAAACCAATAGACAGGGCGCAGGTACAGGTGGCTGGGGATATAAGGGTCAGCATAGATCTAGGCTAGCGAAGGAGCGAGACGCAAGGATCGAGCGAGGAAGCGGAAATTGCTGTCGCAATTACAGTCATACTGGCTACGTGTTTAACCCCAAGGGGGGTCAAAAACTTGCGCTCTCGTTGCCATAGTGATCTACAACAAACATTTTTCTTGAAAAAGGCTCGCTCTGTGCTAGAAGCAATTATATTTTTAATCGTCGGAGGTATTGAAGTGGCAGGAGAAAGAACACGCGCTATACTAAATTCTATTACTCCTAGTGTTAGAGAGTATATGCCACCTCCTGTAATGAAGTCTGTTGTTCCCAAGCCAAGGGCAGGACAAAGAACTAGAAATATAATTAATTCTTCTCTGAGTGTTAAGAATAACAACCTTGGAAATATTAAAAACTTGAAAGCTAACAAATGGGTTGGTCAAGTTAATTTAAATACTGATGATCTCTTTGCAGCCTTTGATACACCTGAACTTGGTATTAGAGCTGTAGGTATAGTTATAAATGCTAATATAAAAGCAACTAATTCTTTTGAAACTTATGTAAACAGATACGCTTCTGAACCAGAAGAGCAAAAACATTTTAAGGATACAGGGAGGTTATTACCTCATTTGCAAGACTATGCAAAAGCAATAGCGTTTAGTCAGGGCATATCTAATACTAAGTCAAAGTTTCCAAAAGATATAGATATGTTATCGTGGATAAAAGCCACAGCTAAAGCTGAAGGTGGACAAGCCGCACTAAATTACTTTACTGATGATATAATTAAAAGAGGTCTTTCTTTAGGAAAGGATATATAATGGGATTTCCATTAGAATTAATTACTATGCTAGGCTCTACAGTCTTAGGCGGCGTTATGTCTTTGTGGGGTCAGGCTTTAAAGGCAAGAATGGAAAACAATAAGATGCTGTTGCAGCGTGGTCAGTTTAATGCTGGAGCAGCTAAAGATGCTAGAGAGTATGGCAGAAAAGACACACATTTTGCATGGACACGTAGGCTCATTGCTCTTGGTGCTGTGTTTTCTATCATTGTATTACCTAAAGTAGCAGCCATATTTTACCCAGATGTAGGTGTTGTGGTTGGTTATTCAGAGATACAAGGCAATATATTTTCTTTCTTAGTAGGTTCTGATAGTGAAAAGGTTATTTGGAAAGAAGCAGCAGGATTTGTTATTACCCCACTAGACACACACATAGTTAGTGCTATTGTCGGTCTATATTTTGGAGCAGGATTTGCAAAATGAAAACACCAGCATGGACTAGAAAAGCAGGTAAGAACCCTAAAGGCGGACTTAATGCAAAGGGTAGAGCAAGTTATAAAAAAGGTACACTCAAAGCACCAGTTAAAAGCGGTGACAACCCTAGGCGTGCTTCATTCTTAGCTCGAATGGGGGGTATGCGAGGGCCAGAAAAAGATTCAAAAGGAAAGCCAACACGTTTACTTCTTAGCCTTAGAGCGTGGGGTGCGTCTTCTAAAGCAGATGCAAAGAGTAAGGCAGCAGCAATTAGTAAAAGGAATA